CGCTGAGAAGAAGTGCCTATTTGTCACTAGCGCAGCCGCCAACGTGCCTGCCACGTGGACGTTCGATTCTTTCGTCTCACAAATTGCTCAAGGTACTGCTCTGAATCAGCGTGTAGGCAACCCTGTCAATCTTAGGGCCATTCACTGCTATGTCTTCATGACCCCGACTTCCAACGTCCCAGCCGGTGGAGCATTTTGTCGGGTTGTCTTGTATCATAACCGTGAATGCCTTGGTAACGCGACAACTGGTGCAATCTTTGATGCAAATGATCCCGAAGGTGTGCTTTTGTATCAACTGCGACCCCGTTACACCCTTCTTCGTGACATGACCCGTCAGTTTGTAATCACCAGCAACAACGCAGGTGCAATTTACTCGATGGGCCCGAAGCATGTCATGAAGCTCTCCATTTATCCCAAGACCAAGATCGATTACATCGCTTCCACCGCAGCGATCACCGATGTACTCAAGCATGACTATGGTATTGGATATACGTGTTCGACTGCAAATGCTTGCCAGATCGAATACAAGTTCCAGGTCGAGTTCGCAGACAATTAGTTGATTAAAGAATTAAAGTTTTAATTTCCTTAAAATTAAAATAAACATTTAAATTTACTCGTTTAATTCGTGTGTTATTCGCAGATGATTAAAAGTTACGCTCCATCTGCGCCCTGAGGACCACTCGCAAGGCGCGCCCACCATTAGCAACGCCCCCCCGGGCTTTAGCAGATGGAACGCAACAATGGATCGAGGCCACGCTCCCGAAGGACAGCGGGATTGTAATGTAGGTGACGGTTGGTTACCAACTGTCACTTGGTCAGGTGACGGTTGGTTACCAACTGTCACTTTAGTCACCTACCTACCAAGGTACCTACCCATAATAAAAAAAAGTGGTGGTTCCCACAATGTACCTACCCGGGTACATGTTAGGGGGGTATAGGGCCATTATTACCTATAGACCCCCCGGTTCGTGGTTCAAATACCTACCTACCCGGGTAGGTATGTTTCAGAACCACCACTTTTTTTAATTGATGCACGTACCCGTGGGTACGAAAATCAAAAACTCATAAAACATAAATCACAAATCACAAATCACAAATCTTCAAAGACCCACTAGCCAAAATGGATGAGTCAGGTACCCCTCTAAAGCAAAATGAACACGCGCTTGAGCCAATTAAGCTCGTCCGCCAAAACACCATTGGTGCAGCTTACGCGCGTAACTGGTGTTTCACCAAACACTTTGGTGGACCTGGACAGCACACCCGCGAAGAAGCTTACGCTTATTGCGTTCATCTTGCTGACGACGCTACTTACATCTGTTTTGGCGAAGAGTCCGCGCCTACCACCGGTCAATTGCATTTCCAAGGATATGTGCAATTTGAGGTACGAAAACGCTTGGCCCAACTGGTGAAGGCGATCCCTCAATGCCACTGGGAGGTTGCACGTGGTGACCATGTCCAGAACATCGCCTATTGCTCCAAAGGAGGTAAGTTCGAAGAACTTGGCGAAGTCCATGATACCACTGGTGGTAAGCAAGGCAGAGAAGCCGAGCAAGCTCGCTGGCGAGACGCTCGGGTTGCCGCGGTCAAGGGCGACTTTGAAGCCGTCCCCGATCAGATTTACGTGCAACACTACTCCGCCATTGTCAACATCGCCAAAGATCATTTGGTTATGCCCAAAGACAATGACGGTCCCTGTGGGCTGTGGATTTGGGGCCCCCCTGGGGTTGGTAAATCGCGCAAAGCTCGTGAGCTGTGCGAGGCCCCTTACTTCAAACTAGCAAACAAATGGTTTGACGGTTTCGATGTCTCCAAGCACAAAGAAGTCATCCTCGATGACTTTGATAAAGTGCATGGATGTCTAGCTTATCATTTGAAGATTTGGGCGGATCGTTACGCCTTCATCGGGGAGATCAAGGGTGGCGCCATAGCGATGAGGCCCTCCAAATTCGTCGTCACGTCGAACTACAGTCCGGATGACATCTGGCAAGACGATGAGACCTTAGGGCCCATCCGCCGCCGATTTAAAGTTCTTCACATGGCCGAGCCATTCGCAGAACTAACGAATCGCGAAAACCAGGACTCTGGGCCGAACTCTACTGGGGACCAACCTTCAAAACGGCTGGCATTACTTGCCACCACCGCTACGAGCTCGTTCATTACGCTGGACGATGCACAGAAAGAAAATTGATCCTCCCCGCCGGTATGTACGGGCTTGATCTGGACCTTTCCTCGGACGATGAAGGGTCTGACTACACGGCAACTCAAACGTTGCCGCTGTACCCAGGTTCCCCAAGACCAGTAGATTAACCGATTTCTACCGAAGAACGTTCCGCAGCCCTTGTTTTAGTGTTTCTTAATCAAATAACACAATTTTGTCCTCACAAAAATGGCTTTAGTCGCCCTGGGTGATGTATTGGGTCTCGCAGTTCTATCAGAACCCGAAGTCATTGTCGCCGGTGGCTTCTCCGACACAGCAGACGTCTTCCCCGCAGTTGCCGGGTCGTCTGTGCTTGGAGGTGTCTACGGAGTTGCAAGTTCGTTTGGTGATTCTGGTTTTGGTGGTAATCTGTCTACGGTGTCTTTGCCGCCAGCCGCAAAGAGAACGAAGACCATCGGAGATTCCATTTCGCAGTCCATTTCTAACCGCCCGAAGCTCGTACTCGCGCGAGGAGAATGGCGAAACGTAGCCTCCGTCGCAAGACGTCGAAAACCAAAAAGAAGGTCCAAATTTCTGTTCCCGCTCTGAGACGCGCCGTGACTCAGATCGCTGAGAAGAAGTGCCTATTTGTCACTAGCGCAGCCGCCAACGTGCCTGCCACGTGGACGTTCGATTCTTTCGTCTCACAAATTGCTCAAGGTACTGCTCTGAATCAGCGTGTAGGCAAC